GGATGGGAATAGCTTGATCCAGCTAGCCTTGAAATAAGGCCCACTGGCGCTACCCCATAGACCACCGTTAGGTCCTAGAACCGATGAAAGGATCGGTAACAACTGACGGTCCAACCACTTACGTGGACGGACTGAACGTAGAAACCGAACCAGATCTCGAACAACATGCGTGGAAAAGACAAAATCGCGTTTCAAAGCATCCTTGAAAAGGGTTGCCAGTATGCGCGGATTACGTAGCGATGCCAAGATCAAACCAGGACTCAAAGGTGAAAGTTCACCCAGAGTAGGAGAGATCCATCTTTTGGCGAACTCGAAGCAACCACTCTTCATCTCAAATGACTTCGAGAGGTTGATAGTTACTCCGAGACTCGTCATAAGGTCAAGGTAAGCACCCGCCACACCTTCATCAGCGATAATGATATCATCACCGAGTAGGGCATAATGGGTAAACCACCCTGTGACACCTGTACGTCGGGCAGCGATTTGCACCAGAACATGGTGCGTCACTGCGAGTATGGCCCAGGAGGACAAAGCCCCCATAGGTTGACCAACCGCGTAAAAGACAGGCTCTTTAGAAAGATACCAGGGTCGTGCTACAAGCAACGAAGCCCAATTCTGAGCCCAAGAGACACCAAGTGCCTCTAGGACCTGAATTTGAAAAGCAATAGGAAGTCTATCCGTTGCAGCTGAGAGATCATAAGAAAAGACCTTAGAACCGGAGGCGCGGACATACGCTATGAGACGCTTAGTTGGGGCCAATTGATCAAAGGTCCCATCTTCGGGGAGAGTCTTAAGGATGTCGAACAGTGCAGAGTGGAGGGGAGCAAGCAAAGCCTGCGTCCACCAATCTGTAATGGCGACAACCCGGACCTTCCCCCGAGCTTCAAATAGGGTAGCCAGCTTCCCAAGTCGCTGGGGAAACTTCTTACTCATCAGTAGCAGAGGAACAAGCGGCAGAGTAACCAGTACTGTGAACAAATTCCAAGTTAGTAATACCCACGCCCCCTGAGCCCATGCTACAGCAACCCAATGGAACCACACAAGTGGAAACCGGAGGAATGCCAAAGCATCAAGGCCTGAGGACCAGGTTGCACGCTTGAAGTTCGGGCCGGCACTCTCTGAAAGGTATGTCCACGAGGCTTTAGCAAATGCTAGACCCCGGGGTAACAGACCTACAGCTTGACTCACTTCCCATGCGGCTAGTGTGGCCGCCGAACCCGAGAAGGGACCAGTAATGGTTTCCATCTTTAGGTTTGGACGGCAGCCGATCACTCTGTAAACCGAAAGGATAGTCAGAGTTACACGAATCACCGTTAGAGCATATGCATGGTCTTCACCTCGAATGAGGAGGAAGATTTTGCGTAGACTCGCCGGGAGAATCGTGGGTAAGCCATATCGAGTTAGTCGGACACGCACAGTTGGATTCAACTCTACGTACGGCTCTTTCCCAACCCAAAGCACAATGATACGAGAGACAAGGGCTAGGTACTGGGTAAGCCAAAGGCTCCCATTCGTAGACCAAAGTCTCAAGACATCACGGTGCAATGGAAGGAAACAAGTATTCCACAACTTACGAAGACCCATCAACCACACTGGAACCATCATGAAATTCACAAACTCACGTTTGAGAATCCAACGAGAATTCGCAGTGGTTTTACCTTGAGTCGAATTGTTTGACATAAGTTGAATAATTTTT